TTGTTCCTCATAGGTTGTAATCCTTCTTCATGATGGAACGAGTCGCAATAGTGTTTATAGTGATGTTGCGTGCTTCACTCAAGTAGTATTCCGCCACCTCTTCAAGTGCCCACCCGGGGACTCTGTACCTTCTCGCCAACTCGTCAGAAGTGATGTGAAAGTCAGATGAGCCGGAAAGTTCTCCCATTAACCACGTTTGGTGATTAGCGGAGGTTGTGGAAACCACCTTGTACCTCTCTCGTAGTGAGTTTAAGATGCAGTGGCTCCCAGCGTGCTTCCAGCCTGCTACCTGTCCTTGGTTCCATTCAAATGCTCTTTGTTGAATGTCTCCTCGACCAGGCAAATCCCCCCAAGTGACTCCCACAGTCCTCAAAATTACCCCGAGATTCAACACTGCCTTAAGACCACCATCCGTCATGCACGGAGAGTGTTTAAGGAATTGTAAGTCATGGTATGTTTCACAGTTCTCACAAGTGATAATATACCCTGCCGTCCTAGCGGCGTGAATGATGAGACTTTCAATGTTGTTTTCTGTCACTGTTGTTTCGTCCAATGTAGTCATTATCGACTGATAAATCATAATGTTAGCGAAATTGTTAATGAGAGTGGTGAGGGTTGAGCCAGAGTACAACACGTGCTCAGAGGGTTTCAATCGGACTTTTTGTGTTTTATTAGACTTGCTTGTTAGAGTTAAAGGAAGCAAGCACTGGTCGATCGAACCGCACATGTGTTTCTCTAGCCTAGGATTACTTTCAATGACCTTCCCCAAGACGTCTGTAAAGAGCTTTGAGGTATGCGAAGTGTCACAACTGCTGATGTCTAGATTGTACTTCATCACTTTACCCGAGGGTAGTCGGTATGAGAAGCAGCTATCATCAGAGAAGAAACAAAAATAATGCCCTGTAGGAGAATTCAGATTTGTAAAGCAATTAGAGAGGATGTCCAGATTTGGAGATTTGATGAATTGGCATTTAGTAGTTTTAGTGTACTCTTCCATGTGCTTCTTGATCAAATCGGCTGAAAACCCTCCGAGGAGTGATCCCGAAGTTGTTAAGTCAACTATCAATCTACTCTTCTTTTTGGGATTAGCCCATTCTTTCTTCTTAATTTTCCCTTTTGCTTTTGTGGTAAAAGTGGGATGGGATAACCAAGCTGAATCCTTGATTGACTCCCATGCGCGTATGCGCAACTTTTGTTTCGGGTGTGGTGCGTGCGCATACTCTTTGAGCTTATAGTCAAAATCCTCTTTGACGAGGATGACATTAAGTTGGACATATGCTGTGAAGTCTTCTAAGAAATTGGCAAGTTTCTTATTGTTCTCGATGAAAGATTTTTGACTTTTCAAAAGGTAATCGTGAGCTTCGAGGATAAAAACCTCGTCACTTGACTTCCCTCCTATCTCTTCGTCGAAAGCTGCCCTACAGCCTGTGAGTCGTCTCAGAGCCACTTGAAGATTAGCATCAACATCGCTATACACTACTCCCGAGTGGTACACCGCGGGTCCAATGATGGTTTTGTAGCTTAGA